TCTGGAACAAGTCTCACTGGAACAGGTACTACGGGCACTGCAGTACCATTTACTCTTGCAAGTGATAATACTACCGAAGGTACTGAAACAATGACTTTCACTATTCCAGGTAGTTATACCGGTCCTACGCAATCATTATCTATTCCTATTTCCGATACTAGCACGACTCCAGGAGGTGGCGGAGGTGGTGGTTCGGGTCCATTTGTCGTATTAGGGCCTCTTTCAGCTCCATATACTACGTATCCGAATAGTACAGGTGGAATTAACAACGTTTGGTTTAGAAGAAGTTTAATTAGATATAATTTGGTAGCTTCTGAACTTAGTACTGCAGGTATGTCTGGCCCTACGGCTCTTACTAGCATTACTTGGAATAATATTAACGTTCCTACCAGACCGACACAGCCGAACTTTACAATACTTTTAGCACCTACATCAAACCCTAGCGTAAATTCCAGCGCTGTGTCACCACAAACTGTAGTTCGCACACAATCGCCTTATACTTGGACTAGTCCTGGTCCGACAACATTTCCGTTTACAACGCCTTGGACATATCCAGGAAGTAATGGAATACAAATTACAGTAATATGGGGTCAAGTTAATCCAAATTACGCATCTTCTGGTCAAATGGCATTTAGAGGACCTGGAAGCATGTATTATGTTCGGACTGATGGCAGTGGTTATTATCCATCAACTCAAAGTACTCCTCAGCAAAACACCGCACGGCCTATAACCGAATTCAACTAAAAGGTTTAATCTATTATGACTATTATGTTTGAACAAACACAAGATACTACTCGTGGTCATAATTTTATGCTAAGGGGTATTTTTAGTAATAGCCAAGGTACTCCTCAAGATTTTCACGGAAATATACAAATAAGAACCGTAAGTTATAATACTACAAATCCACAAGATCCACAAGGCGATGGTGCGCCAGCTGATTTTACTCACACTGCTTGGGTTTTTGCGGGGCATCCTGTAAATATGACACCGATTGCTCCTAATAATACTGCTTCGACAATTTTACACGCATATACAATAGCTAAGCCTGGAAACCAATATATAAAATCCGATGATGGATTTTTTAATTTTGGGATTACCGTGGGCCCTCAAATGCCTGCCGCTTTGATGCATAATGTTTATCAATTAACCTTTTCAAATGATACTGAAGTTTCTGTAGGAAGTGCGCAAGGTTATCCTAGCATATATGCGGCGGGCGCAGCAACTGGTCCCACTCAAGTTCTATTGATGGGCGGTCAAACATCTTCAAATAGCGGAGAAACGCAAGCTATATGGACAATGCCTAAAGCTTCGAAATCGCCTGTAGCTATAAATCCGTCTGTTAATACTTATTTACCTGCGCTTTTTACTCCAGCTGGCACAAATATAGGCTCAACCCAAGGTGAAACTCAAAATTGGAGTGAAAATTCAAACGATAAATGGTATTCCAATGAAGGCGGCGATATATGGTCTGGATCATTTGCTAGTGGAAATGGTAGTCGAATTTTGTCAGATATGCGTAATCCAGGTAACCAATCGTTTGCGGGGCCGGTATTAGCTGTACCAGGTAATGTAGGATCTTCAGGCGAATTTTCTGTTCATTTTGTCCATGGCACAACTCATCCATATCATCCATTAGTATCTTCTGTTCCAAACAGTCAACACGAACTTGGGTTTAAATTACCTTTTGCAACAGCTCAAGCAACAGGTGGATCTGTTTTATATTTGCCGCCAGGCTTTTATATGAAAGGCCGCGATATGTCACCATATGGCGTTTCAAATATAGCAAAAGGTACTCCTAGTGATTGGAGATTTGATAATGGAGTAGCTTCTAACGCAGATGCGGTTTGGGTACATGGCGGCCAATATAACAATAACTCATCATTTTCTCAAGGTTTTAAACAAGTAGGAAAAGTTTCATTTGCTAGTATGACTAGCGCTGTTGCAGCTATTGGCGACGCCATATCATACGGAGTAAGATATGCTCAAGGAAATAATGATGCAAAAACTGTTTTTATGGCTGATCAGATCAATTCGGGATCTCCGGAAGTCAATAATTGGAGAACATTTAATTTACAAAATTCAATTACAACTAATTCTGTTGGCACAGCATCTGCTGCAGGCCCAGGATATGGTCCCGCGGTGCGAACAGGAGTAAGCAAAGCTGGTGGTTTTGCTTACATCGGTTAAGTTGTATAAATAGCTAAAAATATATTAAGGTTTATCATATGGCTAATCCGAGTAGTAGACAAGGTTTAATTGATTACGCGATGAGATCTTTAGGAGATCCTGTCATAGAAATCAATATTGACCCAGAACAACAAGAAGATAGAGTTGATGAAGCTCTTCAGTATTATCAAGAATTTCATTCTGATGCTACATTAAGAACTTATCTTAAACACCTAATCACTTCGGATGATGTCACAAATGAATATATTTCTTTGTCGTCAAATATAACATTTGTATCACAGCTGTTTCCTATTCGCGGCGGTTCAATAACAAGAGATTTCTTTGATATAAAATATCAATTGCATTTAAATGATATAGCCAATCTTCAGACTTATATGGGAGATTTAGGTTACTATGAACAAATGCAACAATATCTTTCTTTAATTGATATGAGAATGAATGGTACTCCTCAAGTTCAGTTTTCAAGAAAACAAAATAGACTTTATATTCACGGTGATTTTACGGACGGCGATTTAAAAGCTGGAGATTATGTTGTAGCAGAGGTATACGAAATACTTTCGCCTGATTCTCATACAAGTATTTGGAATGATAGATGGCTAAAAGAATATACGACGTCTTTATTTAAAAGACAATGGGGCCAAAATCTTATTAAGTTTGAAGGTATGACATTACCTGGCGGTGTTACGCTTAATGGTAGACAGATTTATGAAGATGCGCAATTAGATATCGATAGGCTAAGAGAAGCAATCCGTACTGAGCATGAGATGCCAGCTGATTTCTTTATGGGGTAAATCATGGCAACTAATATGTATTTCAGCCAGGGCAGTAGGTCAGAGCAACAATTATATGAAGAGATTATAATTGAATCGCTAAAGATTTATGGTCAAGATATTTACTATCTTCCTCGCGACATCGTTAATAAAGATAATATATTAAATGAGGATGCAAGTTCTCGTTTTAATTCATCATATAAGATTGAAATGTATATCGAAAATATTGAAGGCTTTGATGGTGAAGGCGATTTATTTACAAAATTCGGTGTAGAAATAAGAGATCAAGCTACGTTTATTGTGGCTAAAAAACGTTGGGAACAAACTGTCGCAAGATATGACAATGAAATTCAAGGCGTAAGACCCTTTGAAGGTGATTTGCTTTACATTCCATTTTCTAAAAAACTATTTCAAATAATGCATGTTGAGCACGAACAGCCGTTTTATCAACTAAAAGATTTACCTACATATAAACTGCGTTGTGAGTTATTTGAATTTAGTGGTGAAGATTTCGATACAAATATTGCAGATATTGATGGTATAGAAAGACAATACGGATATGAGTATCTCTTAACTTTAGATTCAGCAAGTGGCGGATTTACATTAGGAGAAACCGTAAATCAAACTTTCTCGGATGGCGTTGTTATGTCTGGCGAAGTTTCTCGTTGGAGTGATTCTGATAGAATACTTGGTGTAATTAATGCAGGCGCAGATGATGGCCTATATCATTCGTTTATAACAGGAAGACAAATTATTGGAACTAAAGATGTTGATATAGGAATTGGAGTTGCTAATTCAGTTGCTACCGTAAGCGCAGTAGCCGAAGATAATCAACTATCAAATACAGAACAAAATACGTATTTTGATACACTTACCGACTTCTTAGACTTTAGTGAATCAAATCCATTCGGAGATCCAAGCTAATGTTCGGTACGTATTTTTATCACGAAAGAATTAGAAAAAGTGTTGCACTATTTGGTGCAATGTTTAATAATATATACGTACTAAGAAAAAATAGTAGCGGTGGTGTTATTAATACAATGAAGGTGCCATTAGCTTATGGTCCCAAACAAAAGTTTTTAGAGAGAATTAATGAGGTACCTGATTTAGTAAATAATTCGAAGGTAGCTATTAAACTTCCAAGAATGTCATTTGAAATTGTAGGTATTTCTTATGATCTTAGTAGACAACTTCAAAAGAATAACGCATTTAGTCAAGTTGGAACAACTACACTTAATAGAAATAAAATAAACATATACGTACCATATATTATTAATTTTCAATTAAGCATATACGCTAAAAATCAAGATGATGCTTTACAAGTGGTAGAGCAGATATTTCCGTTTTTTACACCTCAATATACTTTAACAATTAAACCATTAAGCGATCATCCAGATTTAAAAGAAGATGTGCCTATTAGTTTAACAAGTGTAGGTTTTACTGACGATTATGAAGGTGCACAAGAACAAAGAAGAACGATCATTTATACTCTTGACTTTGACATGAAAGTTAATTTCTATGGCCCAGTTGGTACTAAGAAAATTATCCGTCAAAGCGATGCTAGAGTTTATAATATAGATAATGGTTTGAATGATAGCGATGTTTTACTCGAAACTATATCAATAACTCCGAATCCTGCTGATACATTTGGTTTAGCAGATAGTGATTTCGGTTTCAATGAAACTATAACATATAATGGTGACAGCGCATAAAATGGATTCTGATACAGCAGATAATGATTTTGAATATGCAAGACAGACTTATCATGATTTATTAATTAAAGGATCTGATGCATTAGACGAAATGATGGAAGTAGCAAGAGCTACAGAACATCCGAGAGCATTCGAAGTATTTTCGAATATGATGAAACATGTTGCAGATATTAATGGCAACTTGTTAGATCTTCATAAGAAAAAGAATGATATAAAAAATAATAATCAAAAAGCTTTGCCTGCAGGTCAAACAACTAATAATGTTTTTGTTGGATCTACAACAGATTTGCAAAGACTGTTGAAAGACGAAAAAATAATAAATCATGAATGATACATATCTCGGCAATCCGAATGTTAAGAGAGACGGGATTGTACAACATTGGACAAATGATGAAGTAGCAGAATACGCCAAATGTATGAACAATCCGGCATATTTTGCTTCTGAATATTGCAAGATTATTTCGCTTGATGTAGGATTAGTTCCTTTCGAATTATATCCTTATCAAGAAAAAATGTTTAACCAATTTAATGATAATAGATTTAATATTGTATTAGCGTGTCGCCAATCAGGTAAATCAATCTCTAGTGTTGTTTATCTTTTATGGTTTGCTATCTTTCATCCAGAAAAAACTATTGCAGTACTAGCCAATAAAGGTGCTACTGCCAGAGAGATGTTAGCAAGAGTTACACTTACTCTTGAAAATCTCCCGTTCTTTCTTCAGCCTGGTTGTAAAGCTTTAAATAAAGGTTCCATAGAATTTTCAAATAATAGTCGCATTATTGCGTCTGCTACTTCTGGATCTTCTATTCGTGGTCTATCTGTCAACCTATTATATCTCGATGAGTTTGCGTTTGTCGAAAGAGCTGCAGAGTTTTATACTTCAACTTATCCAGTTATTTCTTCTGGTACAGAATCTAAAATTATTATTACATCTACTGCGAATGGTATTGGTAATATGTTCCAAAAAATTTGGGAAGGTGCTGTTCAGAAAACAAACGACTTTGTTCCGTTTAGAGTAGATTGGTGGGATGTTCCAGGCCGTGATGAAACTTGGAAAGCAGAGACTATAGCAAATACTTCTCAGCTGCAGTTTGATCAAGAGTTTGGTAATACTTTCTTTGGAACTGGTGATACACTTATATCGGGAAATACACTATTAGAATTTAGAGCAAAAGAACCTGATAAAAGATTAGAACAAAATTCTGTTTCTATATTTAAAGAACCTGAAAAGAAACATGACTATATAATGACAGTAGATGTTTCGAGGGGAAGAGGACAGGATTATTCTACATTTAATGTGATCGATATTAGCACAAGACCTTTTGAACAGGTTGCTGTTTATCGCAATAATACTATATCTCCATTACTCTTCCCGAATATTATTTATAAGTATGCGAATTTATACAATCAAGCTTACGTTATAATAGAAGCAAACGATCAAGGCGGGGTAGTGTGTAATGGACTATACCACGAATTAGAATATGAAAATATGCACGTAGAGTCTGCTATTAAAGCAAATGCTCTTGGTATAGAAATGACTCGTAAAGTAAAACGTATTGGTTGTTCGGCTATTAAAGATATTCTAGAAGAAAAAAAGTTAATAGTGCA